CATTACATGGCGGGCAAAAGGTAGTCATACTCGACGAGGCTGATTATTTAAATCCTCAATCTACACAACCTGCTTTGCGGGGTTTTATTGAAGAGTTCTCTTCTAATTGTAGATTTATATTAACTTGCAATTTTAAGAATCGTATTATAGACCCCTTGCATTCAAGGTGTTCTATATATGAATTTAATTATGGCATGGATAAAGGACCTATAGCCGCAGCGTTTATGCGTAGGTTAGGAGATATCCTTGATGCTGAAGAAATTAAATATGATAATCAAGTTCTTGCTGAATTGATTATGAAATATATTCCAGATTGGAGACGTATCTTAAATGAATGTCAAAGATATGGAATGAGTGGTACCATTGATACCGGCATTCTTGTTACTCTATCTGAGTCAAGCATTAAGGCATTAATGAAAGATTTAAAATCTAAAAACTTTAAGAGTATGCGCAAGTGGGTTAATGACAATATTGATGTAGAATCCTCAAAGTTATTTAGAATGGTTTATGATAATATGGTTGAGTATGTAACGCCTAATAGTATTCCACAATTAGTGCTTATACTTGCAGACTATTCTTATAAAGATAGTTTTGTAGCTGACCATGAATTAAATGTAGTGGCATGTATGACAGAAATAATGTCACAAATTAAATTTAAATAGGAGACAATATGCTAGATAACATGGCAAATTATGCAACAATCATACTTATGTTGGCAATGGTCAATGTGGTATGGCAATTAGATAAGGCCAGTAGATTGGTAAAAGAAATGAGTAGAATTTTAAAGGAAGGATTTTCAGATGAATAGAGCAGATATAAAAGAATTATTACGTGATGGTGTAGCTGAAATAATGTTTACAAAAAAAGATGGTACTGAACGTGTTATGAAATGTACACTTAAACCTAAGCTTATACCTGAGGAACACACACCTAAAGGTACAAGCACAGCTAAAGAAAATTTAGATGTGGTCAATGTATTTGATTTAGATAAAATAGGTTGGCGTTCTTTTTTAGTGGATAACGTGCAATATGTCAAAACCACCCACTAAGAATGAAAATAAAGTCATTGACTTTTTTACCAGAAAGCCGTATGACATAAACCACTTTAATAACCATGATAGCTCAGGCATAGCATTGGCTGACTTTGTAAATGGAGTAAAGCCTAATGGTTTGGTTATTGACGCTGGTTGTGGTATTAATCCATTTAAAGAAAAGATTAATAACCTTATAGGATTTGACGCAGCTCCGTATGAAGGAGCAGACTTCCAAGCAACTTTTAATCAAGCACATCATATATTTAATAGAGATTTTGCTGATGTTGTATTAGCTCTAGGTTCATGCAACTTCGGCACCCTTAATGAGAACCTATATCATTTTGATAAATTTTATTCATGGTTAAAAAAAGGTGGACTATGTATTGTAAGAGTTCATCTTAATAGAGCAGAGATTCATATGGAACCTGATACAGAATATGCGCATTGGACAATAGAGAGCGCTGATAATTGTGCTTTCAAATGGTTCAAAGATAAATTTAAAGTATTAGATATGCATATTGAAACAATGATATCTCTTAGAGATGGCACAACACCAGTCCAACTCGCTGTATGGGTATGGAAAAAAATATGAGTCCATTTGAATTAATAAAATCAATATCCTCCACCAAAAAAGATATACTTGAAAATGAAAAAGACTATAATGCCTTTATGGTAAACCGTGGTCTATCTTATTTTCCAGATACTGTCTTATACGCCAATGAAATGAATAAGTTCCACCATCTTGGAGGTCGATTACAATACTCATTTCTTATAAATACCATAAGGAAACGTAATCGTTTTTCCAAGTGGAATAAATCTATTGAATCTGAAAATATCAATGCTATAAAACAATATTATGGTTATAGCAACGAAAAAGCTCGTGATGTACTTCCGCTTTTAAGTAATGAAAACCTTACTATTATAAAGAGGAAAATAAATCATGGCGGAACACAAAGACAATCTAGTTAGCTGGACACCAGACATGATGCTGGAAGTAACTCTAGCTGAGCCAGATGACTTTTTAAAAATCAGAGAAACATTAACACGTATGGGCGTAGCGTCCAAAAGAGATTCTCAACTATTTCAATCATGCCATATCCTTCATAAGCAAGGTAGGTATTTTATAACTCACTTTAAAGAGTTATTCTTATTAGATGGCAAACCATCTAACCTAACAGAGAATGACCTCCAAAGACGTAATACAATTGTTACACTCATGTCTGATTGGGGATTATTAGAAACTGTTAAACCAATTGGAGATACAGCTCCATTAAATCAAATTAAAATAATATCACACAAGGAAAAAGGGGATTGGGAATTATGTCCCAAGTATAATATTGGAATAAAGTAAAAATTAGATTATGATTTTAGCATTGTTATTAGGCACATTGTATGGGCTTATAATTGGATTGATACCAGCTGCTGGAGCCACCACGGGTCTTGTAGTTCTATTTGGTTTTATGTCTTATTTCTCAGACCCGTACTTAGGAGTTATATTCTGTATGGCTGTAGTAGCAGCCTCTACCACAGGTGATACATACTCCGGAATCTTATTAGGTATCCCAGGTGCTAATTCAGCCGCGGCCACAATGGTCGACGGTCACCCTCTAGCCAAGCAAGGTAAAGCAACCTATGCTCTTACGGCTGCAATAACAACCTCAACTGTCAATGGTCTCCTATGGGGAACACTTACATTTGCCTTACTCCCTTGGTATACAAAACTTATGATGGTCTTTGGCGTCCCAGAGATGTGGGCTTTTGTTATGTTAGCTCTTGCCTGTGTTGGATTTGTATCTAATAAATTCTGGATTAGAAGCTTGATTGCTATATTAATTGGATTATTCTTAGGAAGCATAGGCACTGACCCAGTGACAAATGCTGATAGGTGGACATTTGGTTGGGAATATCTAGGAGCTGGTATTCAAATTATGCCAATGGTTGCTGGTCTATTTGCCTTCCCTGAAATATTAGATGGTTGGAGAAAAGGAGATGCAACAACAACTAAACATAATTCATCAGGCCAAACATTAGAAGGAATTAAAGCCGCATGGAAATATAAATGGGATTCAATAAGAGGTGGAGCAATAGGAGCCTTTATTGGTTTCCTTCCAGGACTTGGTGGTGCTATGGGAGATTGGATGGCGTATGGTTCAGCAGTTGCTGCCAATCCTAATGAAGAATTTGGTAAAGGAAATATAAGAGGTGTTATAGGTTCGGAAGGAGCTAATAATTCTCAAAAGGCTACATCAATGATTCCCACAGTTTTATTTGGAATCCCTGGAGCTTCTTTTGCTGCAGTACTAATGGCTTTATTTATGGTATTAGGTTTTGAATTAGGAACGCCTGACCTTGCTTATGATACAAGATTTTTTGACAGTCTCACATTTGGATTTATGTGGGCTACGGTTTTAGTAGGTATATTATGCATTGTGTTTAATAGATACATTTCAAAGATATCTTCTTGGCCATATAAATATTATTTCCCAATCCTTGTGGTGTTTATCACTTGGGCTTGTGCTCAATACACTGGTGGTTGGGAGGACTATGCTATATTAATATTATGCTCTGCTCTTGGAGTCTTTTGCAAGCAATATAAATATAGTAGACCGGCTTTGCTGATGGCATTCATCTTAGCCATAAAAGTAGAAACATTGACCCTACAATTAAGTGCTTTATATACTATAGATACTCTTATGACTAGGCCAATATTTATTATTTTAATTATAACAATTATAGCAATGGCAACATTGTCTATAAAGAAAAACAAATTGGAGTACGCATGAAAAAACTACTAGCACTTTTAATTTTAACATTATCAACATCTGTATTTGCAGATTATATCTTTGTTGTACCACAAAAACCTGGAGCTGGAACAAGCCAATGGGCTCAAATTATAGCCACCCAACTTGAACCATTCTTAGGAGAAAATATAACCATTAAACATATACCAGGAGCAAGAGATATTCCTGGCTTTAATGAATTCCATAACTCTTTAAGAACATCTGATAAGATTGTCATGGTAAGTCATGGTGGTAATGGAGTTAGCTTCTTACAAGAGAATGTTGACTATGACTATAATGATTATGACTCAATTGGTCTTATGAATTTAAATATTATAGCCGGTAAAGCTATTGGAGCAGATATGACATATCCAAGTTTTGCTGCTGGTTCGGGTATGGTTCCCGAAGCTTTTGCTATGACCATGTTAATATGTGGTAATAAATCTACATCAATAGATTATTATATTGCATGCTTTAAAGAGCATGTGACTTGGGTTAATGGAATGTCAGGCGGTGAACGTAGACTTGCATTCAAACGCGGTGAACTAAATGGTACAAGAGAAAACCCAGCTGCATATAAAAAACATGTTGAACCAAATGATAAAGCAGAAATATGGTTCCATCATGGTATATTGCAAGCAGATGGAAGTCATGCTGATGACCCTAACTATCCTGGATTCCAATTAGAAATTTTATTTGAAGAACTTTGGGATGCACCACCAAGCGGAGAATTTTATGATGCTTATAAGCTTGTCAAATCATTTAGAGATGGTATGCAAAAAGCCTTATGGGTAAATAAAGGAAATCCAAATACATTTGCTTTAAGGAATGCTTTACATCAAATGAGTTTAGACCCAGACGCAGTAGCTGCTATTGAAGCTAAAGTTGGTAAATATGAATGGAAGATTGGTGATGAAGGTAATGCACATAGAGATACCCTTATGTCATTCATTACTGAAGATGCTCTTAGGAATTTAATTCGTTTTAATACAGAAGCATTAGGATTAGCAAGCATATTTAAAGACCATTTTGTAATAGAAGTTGAGGTACCAACAGCGCTTGAAGGAGTTGATTTAAGAGGGTGAAAAACTGGATTTTTGTAACAGGTGCTCCAGGAAGTATGTGGAGTGGTATTTCTCAAAAAATTAGAGAAGAGCATAATGCAGATATGACTGACTGTACTCCTGACAGAATATATAAACATCATAAATATGCTGGTCATAAAGGAAATTACTATGGACCAAAGATGCAATATGGTAATTGGTTAGGCTCTACTTTTGGTACCAGACAAATGTGGATTGATGAAATCGACAAAAGTTTTAATGGACCTAAAGACCAAACTAAAGTAATACTATCTCATAATTTTGCATATTACTTAAATGATATTGTAGAGTTATTTCCAGAAAGTAAAATTGTTGCAGTAGTTAGAGATAATAATGAATGTTTTAATTGGTGGCAAGAAGCAGGTGGCTGGAATATAACATACCCAAATTATGAATGGTATATAGATGATATACAAATGATGGAAGAAATAAAAGAGCAAAATAAATTAATAAAACTGTTTACAATTACACCAAACTGTGATATAATATATGTATAAATAGATTTGACGGTGCCGAAAGGGCTGTCAATAACCGTGGCATGAAGCCACATTTTATAACCTTGCTATATATAGGAGGTCATTATGACAAACTTAGCATTTACTAACTTCCCGAGGGATACATTCCTGGGATTTGATTCACTCTTTAACACACTAGCGGAAACAAACATGCAAGCCGCCAGAGGCGTAGGGTATCCACCTTACAATGTTGTTAAAAGAGATGACGGTCACTTTTTAATTGAAATCGCTGTTGCAGGATTTAAGAAAGAAGACATTGACTTAACTCTTGAAAAAGGGGTTTTAACTATATCTGGTCGCAGACATAGCGATTCAGATAAGAGAGATTACACACATCGTGGTATTTCTCAAAGGGCGTTTGAGCGTTCATTTACTTTAAGCGACACAATTAAGGTTGTTGGAGCTGACATTATAGATGGATTGCTTGTTGTTGTTTTGGAGAATGATATTCCAGAAGAGGACAAGCCTCAAACTATCAATTTAGGTGACCTACCTAAGCACGCTAAAAAGCTATTGCTTGGGTAAATAAATACTAAGGAGCACTATGGCATATTCAGGCGCAGTTTTAGACCATTATAACAATCCACGCAATGTGGGTAAGATGGATATTAATGATAAAAATGTTGGAACTGGTATGGTAGGTGCTCCTTCTTGTGGTGATGTTATGAAGCTACAAATTAAAGTAGAGAAAGATATTATACAGGATGCAGTATTTAAATGTTATGGCTGTGGTTCTGCAATAGCATCTTCTTCTATTATAACAGAAATGCTTAAAGGTATGACCCTTGATGAAGCAACACAAATAAAAAATACAGAGGTGGTTGAACAACTTAACTTACCTCCAGTCAAAATCCATTGCTCAGTTTTAGCTGAAGATTCAATTAAAACGGCAATAAAAGATTACAAATCAAAACAACACAGGTAAATTATGAATGATTTAATTAGATTAATCCGGCTCACGTCGGGTGAGGAAATACTAGTTGGTATTAAAGATATAAATGAAAAACAAACAGTTGTAACAGACCCAGTAATATTAATCCCTGAACCAGGAGGTACTGGTAGAATAAGTTTTATGCCTTATTTGTCTTATTGTGAGATGGATGAATTAGTTATTAAAGAAGAACATATTATGTTTATATGTGAACCTGAAGCTGGCCTCCAAACAAAATATGAAGATATGATTAAAGGCAAAATCAAATTAATAGAACCAACACAAGCAGAAATATTTACATAAATCTATTTACTTTTAATGCGATTTATGGTATAATGGTACCATGAATAATACTTTTTACACTAACGCTTTTCGTCACGGAAAAGTAATCAAATATACTGGTTATAAGAATGGTAAAAAAGTAAGCTATACTGTTCCATACGCACCAACCTTATACGTCCCAAGCAAAGAAGATAAAACAATGACTCTAATCAGCTGGACTGCACTTGATGGCACACCAGTAGAACCAATTGCGTTTGGAAGTATGAGTGAGTCTACTGATTTTATAAAACAATATAAAGATGTTCCTAACTTTAAAATATATGGTAATACTAATTATGTTGCGCAATTTCTTAATGAGAAATTTCCTGGAAATATAGAATGGGATAGAAATATTATTAATGTTACTTCACTTGATATTGAAGTAAAATATGGAGATGGTTTCCCTGACCCAGATATAGCCGACCAAGAGATTACAGCCATCACAATGAAAAACAATATAGATGATGTCTATTATACATTTGGCTGTGGCGATTATGACAAGAGTAAATCCCTTATGCAAACTCATGAGGTAAGATATATTAAATGTCAAACCGAACATGAGCTCTTACACAAGTTTGTATATCACATGGCAAAGACATCACCCGATGTTATTACTGGTTGGAACGTAGAGTTTTTTGATATTCCTTACTTAGTTAATAGAATAGCTAAAGTTAATGGTGAGAATAAAATGAAATTCCTATCTCCGTGGAGAATGGTAGACAAAAGAGAAATCAACACGGGCTATGGACAAATTCGCACTAGATATGAACTAAAGGGTATTACTATTCTTGACTATATGGCTATCTTTAAAAAGTTTAGTTATCAACATGGTCCACAAGAATCTTATAAGTTAGACCATATTGCTAATATAGTTCTTGGTGAAAAGAAACTTGACTTCGGTGAGGCTTCTAATTTAAATGAATTATATACAAATGACTATCAAAAGTTTATTGATTATAATATAAAAGACGTTGAGCTTATAGACCGTATGGAAGATAAGCTTGGACTTATTACTTTATGTTTGACAATGGCATATAAAGGTGGTGTCAATTATGATTCAGTTCTAGGGACTGTTGCTATTTGGGATTCATTAATTTATAGACATCTATATGAGCATAAAATAGCAATACCACAAAATGAGGAATCATTTAAAAGTGCATATCCTGGTGGGTATGTTAAAGAACCTCAAGTGGGAATGCATGATTGGGTATGTTCATTTGACTTGAACTCTCTATATCCATCAATCATTATGCAATACAATATGTCACCTGAGACTATATTACTTGATGATGAGCCTGGTACTAATGTTGAATCTGTTCTTAATAATAAAATTAAAAATACGCATCGCTATACAGGATTAGCTGTTAATGGTACCCGCTTTGATTGTAAAAAGCGTGGTGTATTCCCACAAGTAATCCAAAAAATCTATGATGAACGGGTTAAATTCAAACAAAAACAAATTAAAGCTGAACAAGAATTAGAATTGTCCGGCAGTAAGTCAGAGCAATATGATATTGAAAAGCGTATTGCCTTAGCTAAAAATCAGCAAATGGCTCTTAAGATTCTTCTTAATAGTTTATATGGCGCTATAGGTAATAAATGGTTTAGGTATTTTGATATGAGAATTGCTGAAGCTATTACTCTTACTGGCCAAGCAACTATCAAATGGGCAGAGAAATATTTGAATGAATATCTTAATAAGACTTTAAAAACTGACAAAGACTATGTGATTGCTATTGATACTGATTCAGTGTATGTCACCCTTGATGAATTTATTAAACGTTTTAAACCAGCAAACCCTATTAACTTTTTAGATAAATTATGTTCCACCGCAATAGAAGATGCTCTTAAAGAAGCTTTTAATGAGCTATATATTTCACTTGGTGGTTATGAAAATAAAATGGTTATGGGACGAGAAGTAATTGCTAATAGAGGTATATGGACAGCAAAGAAAAGATACATATTAAATGTGTATGACAATGAAGGTGTTCGTTATACAAATCCTCATTTAAAAATTATGGGTATTGAAGCTATCAAGTCAAGTACTCCAGCAATATGCAGGGAAGCATTAAAAGATATGTTTAAAAGAATTATTGAGACTGATGAACAGACAGTCCAAAGTGATATACAAAATTTTAAGAAAGTATTCTCTCAAGCGGCAGCTGAGGAAGTTAGTTTTCCTCGGTCTGTGCAAAATATTCGCAAATGGATTGATAAAGAATCTATATATAAAAAGGGTACACCAATTCATGTGAGGGGAGCAATATTACATAATCATTTAATTGATGACCAAAAACTTCAAAGAAAAATAGAAAAAATACATAGTGGCGACAAGGTTAAATTCACATACCTTGTTATGCCAAATCCTATAAAAGAGAATGTCATTTCATTTATTGATTTTTTACCAAAGCAATTTAAGCTTGAGGATTATATAGATTATAACCTTCAATTTGAAAAGACATTTATTAGTGCGATTGAACCAGTATTAGATGCAGTTGGTTGGAAAAGCGAAAAGACTATTTCTTTAGAATCTTTTTTCGTTTAACTATTTACATTTAATATTAATTGTGATATAATATACCATAAAGGAGAAATTTATGAGTGCAGATTGGGTAAATGATATTAATAGAATGCAAACCAAATTTGGCGTACGTAATTGGATAGCAAATGCTAGTCCTTTTATGTTGAGGAAATACATAAAATTTAGATATGATTTTCTTAAAGAGGAAATGGAAGAAACACGAGAGGCAATTATTTATGAGGATTCTGAAGAACTTGTTGATGGTCTTATTGATTTGTGTGTTGTTGCTATTGGTACGTTAGATGCATTAGGTGTTAATCCACATAAAGCATGGGATACAGTTATGAAAGCTAATATGGCAAAGGAGGCCGGAGTAAAACCTGAACGACCAAATCCATTAGGAATTCCTGATATGATTAAACCAAAAGATTGGAAAGCACCAAGTCATGAAGGTAATCATGGTCTTATACCTCAATCCCATAAGGGTAATGTCCAAGAAGAAATTTGGACTGAGGAACAAGAGGCAGCATTAGAAAAAATGATACATGACAAAGAGCTACTAAAAAAAGCAATGAAAGCAAATAAAGCTAGAACTGAAATTAGTGGTAAGTATAATACTAAGTGGACACCAGATGCTATTGAAAAATATGGTAGAGCAGTTGAAACTATTAGAAAAGATGAGGTAAAATAATGGATGAATTATATGAAAAGTATGAAAAATTAACAATAAATCATGAGCCGTTAATGGCTGCAGGAATAATGATGGCACAAGCAATGAAAATTTATAAAGCCATGTTATCTGAAGATGAATTTAAAGTAATGACTGAACATATATTAAAAAGTCGGGATGATATTTTAACACCCGAAATACCAAAGGTGCATTAATTATGGCTAAACAATCTTGGAACGACTGGATATTTTCTAAAACACATACCTACGACTTATGGTTGCAAAGGTATAAAGGTAAAACTGTTCATGACCTCACTGTTAATGAACATACTAAATGGAAAAAAGAATATGATGGTTGGAAAAAAGGAAACATAGAGAAAGTAACTTGAATTATTCACTTACAATATTTAAATCAATATATGACAATAAAACGCATAAGCGTTTAAACTTTAATTCATATATGTCCTTTGAAAAAATGTTTTTTGATTTAGCGCAAGAACCTCGTAAAGATAAAAAATCAGCTCCTTTAATATCACCTGCCATATACACAGAAAAAACAACAAGGGCAAATGATAATGTCTTAGGTTGGGCTGGTTGGTGTGCTGTAGATATAGATGAAGGTAATTGGCATGGTGATACCCTTACAGAAGAGATAGTTAAAAAATATAGTAAATGGAACTATATATGCTATAGTACGGCATCATCCACATATGAAAAACCAAAATTTAGAATGGTCTTTCCATTAAAAAAAGCCTTAGGAAAAAATTCAATTAAACATTTTTGGTATGCTCTTAATAAAGAGTTAGGAGATGTTGGTGACCCTCAAACAAAAGATTTATCTAGGATGTATTATATCCCTGGGAAATATGAGGGTGCATATAATTTTATATACAATAATTTTAACGGGGTTGACATGGACCCACTTGAAATCATAAGTAAACACGATTATGTAGAACGCACTGGTTCTTTATTAGATAATCTACCTCCAGAAATGAGAGCACAGGTACTCGCTCACCGTAAAAATTCAATGACAAATACAAATATCACTTGGAATAATTATAAAGATTGTCCATTTGTCAATAAGAAATTAGTTAAAGAATATAATCAAATAACTGATACGGGTTGGTATGCAAAGATGTATGCTATTATGACATCCATTGCTGGTATTGCAATACGCAAAAAATATCCAATTACTTCTCACGAAATTGCAGAATTATGCAGACAAATTGATATGGACAATGGTGGTTGGTATGATAATAGACCTTTAAAAAAAGAAGCAGATAGAGCAATTGAATATGTTTACTCCAATAATTGAGTACACTAAAAAAGATTCTCCTTGGAAATTTAATGTAAAGGATTTAGACCAAAGTCCATTTGTTGCAAGAGCTAAAGCTGAAGCACAACTAATTTATAATAAAAAATCTACACGTAAGAATAGAACCTTAGAAAAAATTTTACAAACAGTTTTAATTGGTCATGCACCTGAATATTATTTAATTCAATTTAAACATTTTAAAGATGACCCTAGAGATTATAAAGATGTAATTGAACCAGAAGGAGACCCAGCTGAACAAAAAGCTACTTCACAACCCCATTATGTTCCTTATGTTTTAGAAAGAGCTAATGAAGCATATGATATAGAAAAGAAATTATATATCTGGGTACATGATAATAAATTAAATTATTTTTTACAGGGAATCTATGTACAATCACCATGAAATATGATATAATATAGTTATGAAATTTGATAAAGAAAAGCCACCTATGGCTCTAATTCCACCTGAACCTCTTTATGAAGTAGCCGATGTATTTCGGTTTGGTGCTGAAAAATATGGTATGAATAATTGGCGAGATGATGGTGACAAAACAGAATGGGCTCGCACTTATTCTTCTATTCAACGTCACCTCAATAAATTTTGGGAAGGTGAAGATATTGACCCTGAATCTGGTAAATCTCATTTAGCTCATGCCACCACCCAAATGTTAATTTTAATGGTACACCAAATGGAGCATCCAGAAATGGATGATAGATATAATGTTAATAAGACCACATAAAGTAGCGGATGTCCGTGACTATTTTATTGGCGCCAAACAAGGCGGTAATTATGGCCAAACAATAGATAAGACAGGCGTTAAGTGTATTGAATTAATTGGTGCGTCATTTCTAGCAGATGAACCCGCAATATTCGGTACACCAAATATAGAATACATTAAAAAAGAAATTGATTGGTACCAATCCATGTCTTTAAATATTAATGACATATATGGATTTGGTAAAAGTCCACCAGAGGCATGGCAATATGCCGCTTCTGATGAGGGTTGGATTCATTCCAATTATGGTTATTTAATATGGCATGAAGATAATCATAATCAATATGACAAATGCTTAGAGGAATTAAAAGCTAATCCTAATTCAAGAAGAGCTATGATGATTTATAATAGACCAGAAATTTGGAATGAATATAATATGAATGGTTGTTCTGATTTTATATGTACTAATTCAGTAGCTTATTATATTCGTAATGACCACCTTAATTGTTCAGTATCAATGCGCAGTAATGATGTTGTGTATGGATATAAAAATGATTATGCATGGCAACAATTTGTATTACATGAATTAGCTAATGATTTAAATGTAGATGTAGGTGATATGATTTGGCAGGTTCAAAACCTCCATGTTTATGAAAAACATTTTGACTTAATTAAACCTAAACAAATGTGGGTTGATTATAGCCCAGCACAATGAAAATAGCAATAGTATTTGGAAAAGGCCTTGATGGCTGTGGAGTTGAGAAATATGGTTATGAGTGGAAACGCTATGACCCAGATAATATTGATATATTTAATTTAGCTGAAAGAAACTTTGTTAGGTCGGGTGGCCATATCAAAGAATCAATTTCTTTTAAACCTAGTGAGATGCTAGATATTGCAAAGAGATTAAATGACAATTATGATATTGTAATATTAAATAGTTATCCAAGTCCCATGCATAAAAGAGAAACCATTAAGAGTTTCTATTATGATTTAGTTCTACAAATAAAGAAACCTATATTGGTTAGTATGATGCATGAGATTAAAAGAATGAACTATGACAGAATACCAATTCACTTAGCAATATCTAATGCTGCTGATATAATATTTAATTTCTCTACAGAAACCACATACTCACAGGACATGGCTGGTATTTTAACCAATAAAAAGCTTGGTGAAAGAATAGCAAGAATGAAATTACCTATAACAGTTTCTGATTATGAAAAATATAGAATACCATTTAAGGACAAAAATAAATCTTGTATATACGCAAGTCGTTGGACTTCAATGAAACACCCAAGTAGATTAATTGACCTTTGGGAAATGGATAAAGATTTTCATTATGCGATTCATGGAATTGAAAGGTCTATTGGAGCTAAGTTTGATATTATAGATAGAACAGAATATCAAGCAAAGTTTAATGGATATACTTATTATGCTGGTAGAGAACTAATGGAATCATTTGGTCCTTATGAATATCAAGAGGGTATGAACCTTATAGCTAATAGTATGTTTGGATATAGTGGTTATGCTTTACCAAAAGAAAGACATAACTATGGTGATAGATTTGAATATGCTCAAATGGAAATAATTGCTGTAGGGACAGTTCCAATATTTGATATTGACTATGGATTATATAATAAGGCTGAAAATGGTAAAGCATTCTCTGACCATGATATAGCTATTTGGTCTGATAGAAATGATTTAGAAAATACTAAAGAGCAAATACATAGAATTTCAAAAGATGAAGGTGCCTATAATAGATATTTAGATGCTGGCATAGAATTTCTTAAAACAGAAACTGATGCTTCTAATATAATACCACCAATGCTAGAACATATAACTAAGGTTGGTAAGCAAACAAATAAGTGGGACCATGATACTTTCCTAGATAATGTTTATAAGACAGATGTAAAAGAACATTTTAATTATGTAATGGAAAATCATATACCAGCGTTGGGTGCAAAAGAAGTTATGAATCAAACCATAAGTTATTTTGAAAAGAAAAAAAGAATAGTATATAAATCAAAACAAGAATTAAAAGATGATGGCCAAATTTCCTTAGAGGACTTTTTTGCATGAGAGTAAAAAATATGGCTTGGACATTTGATAAAGCTTTTTCTAAAGAGACATGTGATAAAATAATTGAACATGGTTTAGCACAAAAATCAATGAAAGCAAAAACTGGTACTGGTAATGTTAGCATTAATAGAGATTCAGAAATAACTTGGTTATATGACCAATGGATTATAGGTATAATAAATCCTTATGTCAATTTAGCAAATAAACAAGCTGAATGGAATTTTCAATGGGAACCAGTACCACAACTTCAGTTTACAAAATATGGTAAAGGTCAATTTTATAATTGGCATAGGGATACGTTTTCCAGACCAATAGATGGTAAAATAAGAAAGTTAAGTGTTACTGTAAATTTAAATGATGGATATGAAGGTGGCGCTATGTACTTCGACCCTGAAGAAAAATATGGTATAACTACACCTATACAAAATAAAAAAATAACACATCAAGGTTCCATTTGTGTATTCCCATCTGATATGTGGCACAAAGTGGATACAGTAACAAAGGGTACTAGATATTCATTAGTAATGTGGTTATTAGGAGACCCGTGGATTTAGTTAAAAAACAAAATAGAGAATCGGTAGTAATAGATATAGACCATACAATATCATTTCCCAGGTTGGATTTGGTAAGTTCAGCAGAAAGGTTTGGATTATCAACTCCAAACCATGATGTTATAAATGGTATGAGAAGATTAAAGGAAAAGGGATTTAAAATTATTTTACTTACGGCCAGAAGGATGTTAACACATGACGGTGATGTAGAAGCAATCATAGCAGATGTAGGTGATATAACTATTAATTGGTTAAAGGAACATGACGTTCCATACGATGAAATTATATGGGGTAAACCCTATTCATCTACCTGGTATGTAGATGATAAGTCAATGAACTTAGAGGAATTTAAAGAATGGACAGATTCAATTTAGTAATACCAGCGGCCGGAGCGGCAACAAGATTAAGACCGTTATCTTCCAACACGTCAAAGATTATGGTACGTGTTAATGGTAAACCAACCCTTGATTATATAATAGAGGCCGTCAATGGTAGTGTTGATGAGATTGTTATTATTGATGGAAAATTTTCAGATATCCGAGAGTACTGTGAGGTAAAACATCCAAACATAAAATTTGCTAATCAACCAAGTTTTGATGGACCAAGGGATGCTATTAAGATTGGTATGAATGCTTTAGAAGACCCAGATAAACCAGTTGTAGTTTGGTTAGGTGATGCAATTATTTTAGAAAAAGATATGCCATTAGGCACAGATTTTCTCTTAACTAAAATTGTAGATGACCATAAAAACTGGTGTATGTGGGATGGTTTAGATTATTATAATAAACCGGATAAACCAATTCCAAATGGTACAGCATTGGTTGGATTATATTCATTTAAAGATGGCGGCCGTGCTAGAGATGCATTTCGTGAAACTGCTGATTCTGATATATCAGGCGCCCTAAAAATATATGGAGAGTTTAGTAACGTAACCACTAATCTATGGTACGACATTGGCGATTTGCCTAGGTATTTTAAAACCTGTGCTGCTCTTTTAAATACAAAAGCTCGCGCATTTAATAATTTACATTTTGATGCAGACCTTGGCACAATAAGAAAAGGTCCTGACTATCATAATGAACATAGTATAAAAACATTAAGAGATGAAAAAGCCTGGTATGATACACTCACTCCAGAGCAATCATTATTTACACCAAGAATATTACCACATAAAGTTGATTTAATTATGTCATATGAATCTGGTACATTATTAAGTGATATAATGCTATATGAAAATATGCCTGATTCCCATTGGGATTATATAATGGATAGAATATTTCAAATTAAATTAAAGTATTTTAATAATAGAATACAAAACGTAGGTAACATTGATAGTTTTTCAGGATTATCTAGAAAAATGTGGATTGACAAAACAGAAGAAAGACTATCTAGGATTGGTGGTTTTCCTAAGGGCATTAAACAAAAATTATTAGATTGGGCTTATGAAGTTCATAAAAATACTACTCCAATTTCTGGAATGCATGGTGATTTACACTTTGCTAATATATTATATAACCAACAGACAGACCAGTTTAAACTCCTTGACCCAAGAGGAAACTATGGAGGAAAGGTTGGAACAATAGGAGATGATATTTATGATTGGGCTAAGTTAGCACATGACTGTTATTATGGATATAATGCAGCTGTTGCTGATGTTCCACATAATAAATACGTAAAAGAATTATTTGTTCATAAGTTAGATGAATATGATTTACCAAAAGATATTATATTAAAAGGTGGATTATTACTTGTTGCTACATGTATTCCATTGCACTATGACGATTCTAAACGACAAACAAGATTTTTACAAAAGGTATTAAATGAAATGGGCTAGTATAGTACCTCTTATTGGAGGTGGAACCATAGCAATGGAAAATGTATTTGGCAAAAGGCCAGCATACATGATGTCATATAGAGAATTTGTAAATAATGATAGGCATATAGTAGAACACTATAGGAAACAATGCAGTGACCCTGAAGATGGTAGAAACTATGTTCCTTATTATATATTAGAAGAACCATTTATCTGGCATGGTCAACAAATAGGTGAAAATGGAAAGTACGTTGATGTAGTTAATACTATATGTCCATGTGCTGGTCTCTCTTCTTTAAATGTTGCACCATCAGGTGAAGCAGAAATAAATGATTATATGGCTAAGACCGCAAAGTACATCTTAGAGGAAGTAGGTCCAAAGGTACTATGGGGAGAAAATGCTCCAAGGTTAGCTACCAATTTGGGCAAGCCGGTTGTAAAAAAATTAAGAGCTTTAGCAAAAAAGAATGGCTATACATTTTCTTTATATAAAACAAAAAGCATATTACATGGATTAAGTCAAGTACGGGACAGGTCATTTTATTTCTTTTGGAAAGGAGATGCCATACCTATGTTTGATTGGTATGATAGACCTAATGAGAGAATAGAAGACTTAATACGTAATACTAAATTTGATATGGCTGACCCTATGTCAGAATTAACTAATCCAAATATACCAAGTAAAGATGATTTGCATTACAGATATATATTGGAAGTATTGCATAATGGTATGAGCCATTATGATTTTCAAAAGACACTAAAAAGAAGTGTTAATGTTCAAGACTATATAGAAGTTCATAGTAATTATAATGACTATGCAGATTGGTTAGATACTATTAATGAAAATGAAAAGGCTGAAAAAGCTAGAGCCATGTATAAAAAATTATCAGTTAAAGGTGCTAATATAATGAGAAGAGGTACTGAAATCCCATGTGATTTTATTGGAGCTTTTGTTGCTCACCTACCTTTTAAATTAACTCACCCAGATGAAGATAGATACTTGACATATAGAGAGGCAATGGCAGTTATGAAGTTGCCAGAAGATTTTATTATGATAGACCCAAAGAGAAATCTTAATCACTTATGTCAAAATGTTCCAGTGACTACTGCTGAGGATATGGCATATAATATTAAAAGATTTTTAGAAGGTGGTTGTGAAATGATATATGATGACTTTATAATACAAGATAATAAGTCAAAATCCCTAGAAAGTGAGCCATTAACTTTAGATAAATTTATGTAAATCTATTTACTTTTGTTTAGATTTATGATATAATAGTAGTATACTTGAAATAATAGGAGATATAAATGGCAAATGAAGAAATCATTAATGCAATTAAAGTACTTCGCAAAGAGGTAGAAGTTTTAACTAAAAGAATTAAGCCTGCTGGAACAGGACATTTACATACAACTATTGGTGTATTAAATAATCGTATTGATGAATTAATTAATGAAGGTATGAGGGCTAAATAATGGGTATAATGGATAAACTACAAAAGAATTCTAGGATTAAAGAGACTGATACTCTTGACAAATCCAAGATTTTTTCTAATCAAGAAATGGTACCAACAAAGGTTCCAATGATTAATGTCGCTTTATCAGGCGACCCTGATGGTGGACTAACCTCGGGATTAACTGTATTGGCAGGACCATCAAAGAATTTTAAA